GGGTAACGGCTATTACCAACGTATTACAAAAAGAAAGTGCGTTGAGGTTAGCGGTTGCAACCACGGCTCAAACGGCATATACCGCAGTTGTTGGAACGTCCACGGGTGCGATGAAGTTGTTTCGTTTAGCGTTAGCATCCACTGGAATCGGTGCGTTGGTTGTTGGTTTGGGTTTATTGATTAGCAATTTTGACGATGTGAAAAAGGTTGTTATGAACCTTTTAAAACCGTTCGATGGTATTATTGCCAAAGTTCGTGACTTTTTGAGCACCATTTCTTTCGGATTGATTGATAACACGGCCACTAAAAGAACCAAAGAGAACGCAGAGCAAGTGGTAGATGCCTTCAATAAAACGAAGGATGCCATGAAGGAAAACGAAAAGGTAATTGAACGCAGAATCGAACTTGCAAAAGCCGAACAAAAAGGTATTAGAGAAATTTACAATTTAGAAAAACAACTTGCAGACCTACGCATTAAGAATTTAAAGATAGAACAAGATGCTTTGAAACTCAAAGAGAAGGCAGGAACTGCAACCGATGACGAAAAGAAACGCATTAAAGAATTAACTACTGAAATTGCAGACGCTACAAATAAGCGGTTAATTCTCGATGCTAACTTCAAAAAAGCGGTTGCAGATGCAAACGCAATCGCAGAGGAAAAAAGACGTGAAAAGGAACGTGAAAACAATACAGCATTTTTCAAAGATTTAGGGGAATTAAAGACAAAGGAAGTAGGGTTAATTCAAAATACTGCAAAAGAGGAAGAGCGTTCATTATTGACTTTAAATGATTTAAAAAAACAGAGTAACGAAGTTGATGCGCAATTAGCGTATGAAAGAAAGCAACATAAAATGGACGAAATTTCCTCAGGGTTGCGCCTTGCATCCATGGGGTTGGATTCATTGATGCAGTTAACAACGGCATTCACAAAGAACACTGAGGAAAGTCAACGCAAAGCATTTAAGATTAACAAATCTTTTCAAATTGCCCAAGCGTTGATTCAAACCTACCAAGCCGTTACGGGTGCGCTAACCGCAGGTGGTAACCCGATCAAGCTTGCAACGGGTGCGCAATTTGTTGAAGCAGGAATCGCACTTACCGCAGGACTTGCAAACGTAGCAAAGATTGCCAAAACCCAATTCGGTGGTGGATCGCAAGGTGCAGGTGGTGCAGGTGGTGGAGTTGGTTCAGTTCCTCAACCTTCTGCAATGGCTACAACTACACCAACGATCGGAAGCACTCAACTGCAATTAGATGCACAGGGTAACCTACAACAAGGTTCAATGAGAACCTACGTACTTGAAACCGATATTTCAGACAAACAAAAACGCTCACAAAGATTACAAAGAACCGCAACCTTAGGAAAATAATATGAATACTTACAATGATTTACCCGTTTACTCGCTTGTAGTAAACGATGACGAAGGAACAGGTGTTGACTTCGTTGCACTCGTTAACGCTCCTGCAATCGAGCGTAACTTCCAAGCATTTAACAACCGTGTGAAGTTCACAGCTAACGAAGACAAAAGGTTGGTTACAGGTCCGTTAATGATACCCGATTCAATGATTTTCAGACGTGACGAAAAGTTTGGGGAGTATTACGTGACTTACACCGCTGAAACGATTAAAAAGATAGCGGAAAAGTTTATGCAAAACCAATACATTTCCAACGTCAACACCGAACACAAAACACCCGTTAAGGACGTGTTTATGATTGAGTCATTTATTACTGACGTTGATCGTGGTATCGGTTCGCCCAAAGGCTTCGAGGATTGCCCCGAAGGTACTTGGTTCGGAACGTACAAAGTGAACAACGAAGACGTATGGAATCAGGTTAAAGACGGAACGTTCAAAGGTTTCAGTGTTGAAGGCGATTTCATTCACGCTCCCTTCCAAGCATCCAAGCAACTGCCTTTGGAAGTGATTTTGATTGACGAAATTCTTTCAATGCTATAATTTTTTTGTCACTTTTTTTTACGTTCCCATTTCATAAGTATAAAACTTTTATCACATGGATATTAAAGCTGAATTGCTAAAAATTAAAAGCTATCTGATGTCGGCAGAAGTTACCCCAACCGCCCAAGAGTTCGCCATGTACGACCTTGCAAGTGGTGGTCAAGTATCAATCAACGGTGAAATCGTTGTTGGTGCGGAGGTAATGGTAATCGACGGAGATGGTAACGCTGTTCCCGCCCCAGACGGAGAGCATGAATTGGTTGGTGTTGCTAAGATCAAAACCGAAGCGGGGAAGATCGTTGAGATAATGCCTATCGAAGAAGAGCCTACAATCGAAGTTGAAATCGAAGCAGGCGAAAAGAAAGAGGAAATGGCCGAAGCCGAAATGATGCCCGACCACGCTAAGGAAATGGAATCAATGAGCGAGCGCATTACCAAGTTAGAGGGTATGATTGCCGACATGATGACTCGCATGGATGGAATGGGTAAAGCTACCGAAGCCATGTCCGCTGTTGTTGAAGAAGTAGCAAGCCGACCAACTGCCGAGGTTTCAAAGCCTGTTGCTTTCACCTACATCAATCCAAAGAACAAACAATCAGACAAATTTTCAAATCTTTTAAACGCATTAAAATAAACAAAAATGAGTTACAATTTAGCTGGGTTAAGTACTTATACTAATCAACAAACCCTACCCCTAATCACCAAGTCGTTATTCAACGCACGCACCATTTCTTTGATCAACAAGCAAGTTGGTGTGAAGTATGTTTCTGCTTTGAACTTGTTAGACACTACAACTGCCTTCACTTATGGCAATACTTGCGGTTTCAATGGTTCAGGAAACACAACCGATTTCACACAACGCAACTTGACTGCGGTTCACGTGAAGGTTCACGAAGCAATGTGCCCAAAGGCTTTGGAACAGTATTGGATGCAAACCCAATTAACTGCGGGTTCAATGCCTACAACCATTCCTTTCGAGCAAGTTTACGCTGAGCAGAAGGTTGCTTCTATTCAGAAGACCTTGGAAACTGCCGTTTGGCAAGGTACAGGTGGATCAGGTTCAATCACTGGATTCGCTTCAATCTTTGCTTCTGCTTCTGTTACCGACTTGAATACCATTTCTTTCACTTATGCTTCATTGGCTACTGCTTCAAACGCAATCATTCTTTTGAATACTATCGAGGCTGGAATTTCTAACGATATTCGTGGTTACGATGACGTTGCTATTTTCTGTGGTATCGATGTATTTACTAAGATTAAGCAAGGTTTGGTAGCTGAAAACTATTTCAACATTTCTTACTTGAATGGAGTTGAGAACTACGAATTGACTTTGCCAGGTTCAAACATCAAGTTAATCGGAGTTAACGGATTGAACGGACTTTATGACCTTTACGTTGGTCGTCTTTCTCACTTCGTTTTCGGTACTGACTTGTTGAACGAAGAAGAGCGTTTCGAAATCTTCTACGCTAAGGAAGCCGACGAAGTTCGTTTTGTTGCTGAATTCAAGGCAGGTGTTCAAATCGCTTTCCCTGACCAGTGCGCTCGTTTCATGATGGCTGCATCATAATCGATCATTGAACTATTAACCGAGGGGGTGGGTGAAATCGCCCACCCTTTTTTTTGAACACAAATAAAAAAATAAAGATATGAGTTGCGCATTAACCGCAGGATACACTCTCGCTTGTAAGGATAGCGTTGGTGGATTAAAACAAGTTTACATCGATAACTTTGAAGATGTCGATTACGGTGCCGTTGCAAACGGTGCTATCTCAACCGCTACGGGTGGTTTCTTTTCGTTTGAATTGCCAATGAATACCGCTCAATTCACCGAAACGGTAACATCGAGCGTTGAAAACGGTACTACCTTTTACCAAACCGAACTTTCAATCGTATTGCCTAAGTTGACCGCTGAACTTCGTAATCAATTGAAGCTATTGGCTCAGGCTAAATTGGCGGTAATTGCTACCGATAGAAACGGTGCGCAGTGGGTTATGGGATTGGAGAACGGAGTTTATTTAACTACTGGAACTTCCGCTACTGGAACTGCAATGGGAGATTTGAATGGAATGACATTGACGTTTACTTCTATGGAGAAAGACCCAATCGTTGTATTCACGGGCACTGTACCTTTGGATTAACCCTACACACTTTCCATATTTTGAAGGGTGGCATTCGTGCCACCTTTTTTTTATTCGTTACATTTTCGTTTTTTCCCATTATATAAATATGCAGTTGATCACAACGAACGCAGTTAACCGCCTATACTTTACCGCTACCGAGAACATGGTGAGCGGTGCATGGGTATATTTGAACATTCACCACGTAGCAACGAATGAAGACTATTTTTTCGGCTTTGAAAAGGCTCAAAACCTTAGCGTATTTACTGGCCGTTTTGATGCTTGGGATTGCAATGTTGGGAATCTACCCGTTGGTCAGTGTTTATATACATTGTACGAGGGTAATGAAGGAGCGGTCAACCCTGAAAGCGAGGAAATTTTAAACGTGTTGGAAGTTGGATTGTACGAAGTGTTAGCGAATGAAAACACCGACATCGTATTTGAAAACAATACAACTTATATCGAGCCAAATTTATGAGTTCAAGAAGAGTAAAAAATGCGTATGGTATGCCTACCAGTTCGCCTATTGTACGACAGGACTTTGAAACGAAGTTACCCGAGTACAAGGTAGTGAACGGAAAGGATTATGTGATGTACGGAGAACATAACCGATACCCCGATTATTTGTTGGAAATGTACCAACGTAGCGCAAAGCATAACGCTATTGTAAACGGAAAGGTAAACTACATCACGGGTAATGGTTGGACGTATGAAGCCGACAAAGTACCGAGCGAAATGCTTGGTGAATTGAATCGTTTGTTGGAGAACCCAAACCCTTACGACGATTTGAACGATATTCTATATAAGACCGCACTTGACTTCGAAATTTTTAACGGATTTGCGTTGGAAATCGTGTGGAATATGCACGGTAAAATTAGCCAAATTGCACACAAAAACTTCGGTAACCTACGCAGAAATGTAGATGGAAGTAAGTTCTATTACGCAGATGAGTGGAAAGAGTTTGGAGAACCCGAAGGACTTACCGAGTACATGCCATTCGATCCTGAAAAACGTTTGGGTAAGCAATTATTTTACTACTGTTCTTACGCTCCGAGCGTGCGTTATTACCCAATTCCCGAGTACTTGGGTGCGCTTGCTTACATCGAAACCGATGCAAGGATTGCTAATTATCACGTAAATAATTTACGAAACGGTTTCCTTGGTGGTTTCCTTTTCAACTTCAATAACGGAGTTCCATCGAATGAAGAGCAAAGGGAAATCAAACGCCAATTACAAAAGCAACTAAAAGGCGACGACGGGGAGCGTATCGTGGTGAACTTCAACGATAGTGCCGACACTGGATTAAAGATTGAACCATTAAACGCTAACGACTTAGATAAGCAGTTTAACATTCTTAACGAAACCATCCAAACTGAAATCTTTGTTGCTCACCGCGTAACCTCACCGATGCTTTTCGGTGTACGTGTTTCAGGTCAACTTGGTGGGCGTTCTGAATTGGTTGAAGCCTACGAACTATTTAAGGCGGTGTACGTTAACGATCGAGTTCAAAAGTTGGAAAAGGTATTTAACTACATTTTTTCCTTCAATGGTTTGGGCGTGTTAGAAATCGAACCAACTGAACCTATCACTGAAAGATTAACTGAGCAGTCATTGCTTCAAATCATGACCAAAGACGAACTGCGAGAAAAAGCGGGGTTACCACCTTTGGCCGAAGTAACCGTTACCGATCAACCGCAGTCATTTACGCACCAAGATTTTCGAAAAGAGAAAGATGAGTTAGCGTTGTTTCAAAAGTTTGGTCGTGACGCTTCCGAGTTTGTTGAAGTTACACGCAGACCGATGCGTTATGGCTTCGAGTTATTGGAGCAAGAATTTGCCAGTGAGTACGCCGAACTTGATGCGGACATTTTGAAAATGATCGAGAAAGACCCTGCAATTACTTCGGATAAATTGGCGGACAAATTAGGGAAGTCAATAGAGCTAATTTCAGACCGTATCAGCGCACTTATCGAAGCAAAGGCTATCAATATTCGTGGAGCGTTAAAAGAGCTTGGTGAGTCTGCAAAGGACTTTATTAAGCCACGTAACCCCGAAGGTGAACCATTGGTGCAAGTGATGTACAAATACGACGTACTTCCCGAATTTGGTCCACAAAAGTTAATCGCTGGAAGCCGTGAATTTTGCTCGAAAATGATTGACTTAGGAAGGTATTACACCCGTCAAGACATTAACCAAATTTCAGACATCATGGGGTACTCGGTTTGGGAGCGAAAGGGCGGTTGGTACACGAAACCTGGCACTAACCAACACTACCCAACTTGTAGACATACTTGGATGCAAACACTTGTAAAACCGAAAGCATGAGCCAAAAAGCCCTATTCATAACCGAGAAGCAATTAAAAGATGCTTCATTGATTAACGAGAACGTTTCCATGGTGAAGTTGCGCCCTACGTTGATCATGTGCCAAGAGATGCACATTCAACCAATTTTAGGTAGCGACCTTTACAAAGAAATTGCAAATCAAATCATTGCCGACGATTTAACCCAAGAGAATGAGGACTTACTTATTGACTACATTCAGCCATGTTTGCAAATGTTTGTACAAATGGAGTTTCCCATGGCCTTCGGTTTCCAATTACGAAACAAGAACGTGGAGCGTGGTACGGATCAAAACAGCACGCAGGCCTCCATGAGTGAACTTCAAAGGTTAATTGATTACTACAAATCGAAAGCGGAGTGGTATGCTGAAAGGATTACACGTTATATATTAACAAATATTACCGACTTTCCAGCATATCAATCGCCAAGTGGACAAATCGATACCATTTTACCAAACCGACGTAATTACACTGCGGGTTTGGTTTTGAATAACTACGGTTGTTGTGGCGATTATGCGAGCCGTTACCAAGCTAACTTCAATCGGGATTGTGACTGTTATTGAAACTTATGAGTTACCACAAAAAGAACGTCGACAAATTAAGGGTTTACCTATCAAAAGAGAAAGATGCAAAGTTGGAACACGATAAAAAGAAGCTTAAAGGAATTCAGCGAGACACATCCGCTCGTTAATTCGTTTGGAACGGGTAACATCCTCGACCCTGATAGCGCACAAATAACCAATTTTGTTACTCCCGAAATTGATAGGATTTATTACCCTTTGGTTTTTGCGACGTTGGATTCTTCGAGGTTTGGAAGCAACTCGGTTACGTTTACCGTTGGTTTGGTTTTCATGGATAAGATTGAGGAAAGCCAAAAGGTAGCAGACCGTCCGACGGGTTCAAATGCTTTGAACTTCCAAACACTGCAACCCGATGAAGTCATGAGCGACATGACCCAACTCGCTGGGGATTTCATGATTAAGTATCAACGGACATTTGGCAATGACTTCGATATTTCGGTAGATGCTAACGTTGATTACTTTGTAGATAGGTTTGGCGATCGTGTAGCAGGATGTAGAGCGGTGCTATCTTTTAACGTTCCACTTGCTTTGTCTATTTGCACGATACCGACTGAAATGAACCCCGATGTTTGTTACTTTGGAGGCGTGGAAGCTACCAACCAAATCGACCTTTACGACGGTAGCACGATAGCGGTTGCACCCAACCAACCGATTAACATTACCTTTGATGGCGGAGCGGTTAGCAATTTGTTTCTTTGGTTTGCAGTTCCTTCAACTTATTCGTTTTCGCATTGGTTTAGAAGTTCATTCGATCAAGGAGCGTTCGAGCAGTTGTTTGAGGTGTACGATACCGAGGATGATTACACAATTTACGTTACAATGTGGCAAACGGAAGCAACCGTTCAAATGACTATACAATGATTAGATTAAGCGATAATTTAGAAATCAACAAACCTGCACCCGTAGACGATCGTTTGGGCGTGTTTGTTTCAACTGCTTCGGCTTTGAGTTCCATAGCAGAAGACCGACGTTACATTGGTTTAACCGTTATCATTGATAGCGGAAGCGGTGCGACTGAGTATTGGTTCAAAGACGGTGTTACCGATGCTGATCTTGAAGCAAAGTCAACAGGTGGCGGTGGAAGTTCTACATGGGGTTCGATTACGGGAACGTTAAGCAATCAAACCGATTTGCAGAATGCCTTGGATGCGAAAGTTCCTTACACGGGTGCAACACAAAACGTCAACCTCGGCACGTACAATTTAACCGCTGATCAATTAGCGTTGAACGTAAACCCAACGGGAACGCTCGCAGTTGGTGCAACCGAGTGGAACGATAGCCTTGGAAGTTCACAAACACTTTTGAAAGGTGGTTCGGTTACGTTGAAGAACGGCGTTGATTTAGTCGCACGTGTTGTAAATAAGGTGAACCCAAACACCACACTAACGAAAGCCAATTACCAGGTTGTAAAGGTTACGGGAGCGCAAGGCCAAAGATTAGCGGTTGACTTAGCACGTGCAAATACCGACCTTAATTCAGCCGATACGCTCGGAGTGGTAACGGAAACGATTGCGCCTAACCAAGAAGGTTTTATTTTAACCGTTGGGCAAATTGAAAATATCAATACTACTGGAAGCTTGCAAGGTGAAACGTGGGCTGATGGCGATGTGTTATACTTAAGCCCAACAACTGCGGGGCGCATGACTAACGTAAAACCAAACGGTTCTACGGGTCACATCGTGGTAATTGGTTACGTGGAATATTCGCACGCTAACAACGGGAAAATCTATGTAAAGATTATGAACGGTTGGGAGTTAGACGAACTTCACAACGTGTTTATTGACCCAGCAACGTTAGCGAATAACGATGCTTTGATTTACGAAAGTTCTACCGATTTATGGAAGAATAAGCAAGTAACCAAAGCCATGGTTGGACTTGGAAACGTGGATAATACGAGCGATGCAAATAAGCCAATAAGCACGGCTACACAAACCGCACTTAACCGCATTACAGGCCTTTTCCAAGACGTTAGCCAATTAAGTACTACATCAACCACTGCGGTAACTTTAACGACGTTTACGGTCGCTTCTGCAAACATTCCAGTCGGTGGTGTTATTCGTATTTCGGGATTGATTGAGCGAACCGCTGGAACTGGAAATACAACGGTAGGAATGAACGTGAATTCGGGCGGTGCAAGGTACTTACAATCCTCGGGAACTAACTCGCAGTTTGAAATGCTTATTTGTAAAACAACGTCTACAAACGTTCGCTACGGGTTGGGTGCATCGAATACCACGGGTAACTCATTTACAGGTCACAATTCAGCAACCATTACCGTTGCGCAAGATGGAAGCGGTAATTTTAATATTGCTTTCCTTGGATTAGTTGGAACGACTGGAGCGACGTTAACAGTTCAATTTATTAAAGGCAATCTGTTATGAAGTACTTAGTTATTTATGATAACACCAATCATTTCTTTGAGGACTTTGAAACCGCAAAAGCGGAGTTCGAAGCAAATGGAGGTTTATTTTTAGAAGAAAAAGCACCAAACGTTTATGAAGCAGTTACTACATGACCTCGGCATTAACCTGGGCTTATCCTTCGCTGGGTTCGCAGGTTCGCTCGTAATGATAGGGAAGAAAGAATTTTCATGGCGCAAAGCCTTGGTGAGTATTCCGAGCGGTGTGTTTTCTGCAAACTACCTTACCCCGATTGTGGTGGATGCGTTAGGTATGCAACAAGGTTCAGCGGAGTACGGCATTGCCTTTATCATGGGCTACCTTGGATTGAAAGGAACGGAAATTTTTGCAACTAAATTTATCAATAATGAAAAATCTAAAAAACCTGATGCCTAAGAAGGCAAACGAAATGTCGGTGTATGAAAGAGCGACGGCAGAAACCCCTCCATTTTTTAAGAAACTGCGCACTATTGGTATTGTGGTTGGTGTGGTCGGGGGTGCTTTGGCTACTGCGCCAGTTTCGCTACCCGCCTCGATTGTAGCGTTGAGCACTTATTTGATCACTGCGGGTACAATTATTACCACTGTTTCACAAATTACTGTTGACGAGAACAAATAAAGTTGTATCTTTGTAACGCAAGCCACGTTTTTTGCGTTGTTTTCGTAGTTTAATTTTTGGTTGAACCCCTGAGAAATCGGGGGTTTTTTTATGCGTTCAAAAAAAAAGTTTCATTTTTTTTCGTAAAAAGTTTGCACAATTAAATTTTACTCCTTTAATTTGTAGAACCAAAGAGAAAAACAATGAACAAAACGCAAACAACCATTTGGGGAATCGTAACGCTTTACGTGTTCCTTCTAACCAAAAACCCATTCACACTTATTTATATGGTGTTTATCGGAGCTTACATTTCAAAAAGAATTCAAACCAAAAAATCAAAATAATATGAAAACAATGAATGACAAACAATTTCCAGCCGACGCATTGCGCTTTTGGAAGTTAGCACCCGACACTATCTCATGCGGTTGGGACATCTTTATTGGCCACGCACATTCTGAGAATATGTGCGACCCCGTAAGCCACTACATTTTCAACGATGTAATTACAATCTTCAAACACCTTCGAGGCTACATTGACCACGAAGACCGCCACGTTGGAGAACTGCTTAACGAGGTAATCCGATGGGATTTAAAAAATTCAAAGTTGTGCGTAACCGATGCAAGTTTCAGCGAGCAAATTGGAATCGGTGTAGCAATCAGTTTTAAAATGAATTTCAATACGGTAGAAAACTATTCAGTCATATTTAGCTATTTCAAATAATGCGAGAAATTAAACAAATCAAACGGGGGCGAAAACCTGCTCGTCCCTTGGTTTCCACGGCCTTAGCGCAACGATGGGAGCAAGTGAGAAATGAACGGAAAATATCCGTACATCGACTTCCCGTATCACCACCAACTTACCGAAAGGTAATTAACACGGGGTACTGCGATCAGCAAACCTTGGTAAAACTAACTAAATTCTTTTTATGAAACAGACAGCAGTAGAATATTTAGTGGAACAACTTTTTCCAAAGGCATTATCCGAACAGCAGTATTATCATATTGAACAAGCCAAAGAAATAGAGAAAGAACAAAAATCCGAAGATTGGCAATTAGGATATGCAGCTTGCGAGTTAGATTATGAAACTCGATGAATTGAAAAATAACCTATTAAAAATACTTACAGACATGAATATTAGCAAACACATAACACTAACCGAAGCCACAAAGAGCAACACAGCCACACGTTTGGGAATTAACAACACACCAAACGAAGCAACCATTGAAACCATGAAGCTAACCGCTGAAAAGGTATTCGAGCCATTACGGGAAATACTTGGCGCAATCCGAGTTTCAAGTTTCTACCGTTCACCTGACCTTAATCGTGCTATTGGTGGAAGCAGATCAAGCCAACACTGCAAAGGTGAAGCAATCGATATGCAAGCATTAAACACATCGAACTTCCAACTATTCGAGGAAGCGTGTAAGCTACCCGATTTTGACCAAATCATTTGGGAGTTCGGCACGAAGCAGGAGCCTGATTGGGTGCATATCAGTTACGCAAAGACGGGAAACCGCAAACAAATTCTACGTGCAACCAAGATCGGGAACCGCACCGCCTACGTGCCTTACCGTAAAGATTAAAAAATAGTTTGCACAATTAACTTTCATTTGTATATTTGTGAACCAAAACAAAATTATGGAAACAATCAAAAACTTGGCGAAAGCTTTGGTTAAAGCAACCGCCCAAATTGAAGGTGCTACAAAAGACAGCACCAACCCACACTTCCGCAACAAGTACGCAGACCTTGCGAGCGTTACGGATGCTATCAAGAAACCGCTAAACGATAACGGTTTAACCTACTCACAAATCATTCATCGATTAGAGGGTGGAGTTGGCGTAGAAACGCTTATTATCCACGAATCGGGAGAAACTATGAGCAATGGTATTACGTTCGTTCCTGCTCCTAAAAACGATCCACACGGGTACGGCAGTGCGTTGACCTATGCACGTCGATACAGTTTGTCCGCTTGCTTCGGTGTAATTCAAGAAGATGATGACGCTAACGGGGCTACCAACCTACGCACGACGGGCGATATTAACAAGGTCCAGAGCAAAAAGGAAGCTGCACCAAAGTTCGCAAAGGCTGACGAACTGCAACCATTTACGGCTGAAAAGTACGCAAAGCTTTTAGAACTTCACGAAACCGACCCTGAGTTATGCAAGAAGTTGGAAGCACACTATCGAATTACTTCCGAGGTTAAGGCGCAATTTAAAAAAGATACTGGAAAGGATTGGGCATGACACGTGAACAGAAATTAGAACTATTAAAGCACATTTATACCTCAATGGGTAACCGTGAAATTGCAAAGCTTTTAAACATGAATTACGCATTGGTTCGTTATTACGCTTTAAAGTTTGGATTAAAAAAGAATCCGAATGTACTTGAAGACCAACTGAGCGAACGGGTTGAAAAGTCAATTCAAAGTAGAAGGGAAAGAGATTTGCGTGAAAATGCTTTAAAAGAAAAAACTTTAACCTATTGGGAGCGTGTGAATGAATTTAAAAAAGATCAGTTCGAAACACACGGACGTTTCCACCCATTCTACAAACTTCAAATTAAAACGCAAGCCAATGGATAATATCATAACCCAATCAAACAACCTGCTTTCTTCTGTTACTGGAAGGGAGCAAGTTGAACTGATGCACCAAGAATTCAGAATGCAAATTGAAGAGGGTAATATCAACCCGTTAGAGTTTGCAATCAAAGCTCGCATGATTATTAAGGCCTTAGAGCAGACTTTAACAGATACCCAATACCTTGCAATCAACGAACAAGAAAAGCACGGGAAAACGGCTGAAATGTTTGGAGCGGTAGCCACCACTTCCGAAATGGGTGTTAAGTACGACTACGAAAGTTGCAATGACATCGAGTGGATTATTTTGAAAGAGAACGTAGAACGTACAACCGAAATGCTGAAAGCCCGTGAAAAGTGGTTACGATCACTTACGAAGCCCGAAAACATCGTGGACGCTAACGGTGAAATAATTACCATTACCCCACCAATCAAAAGAAGTACAACAACCTTAAAAGTAACAATGAAATGAGAACAAGCCCACAACAACTAATCGACTTCATTCAAGGTATAAAACTTAAAGCCATGGAAGTACACGTTAACGCTGAATACACCGCAAAGAAAATCGATCTTTCAAGGGTATCAAGGTTTGAT